TCATTTAACAAGTTTATCAAATAAGTTTGCTGTTTCTTCTTCTGTTTCCTTTAATAAATGCGAATAAGTGTTCATAGTAGTTTGGATATTACTATGTCTTAAACGATTTTGCACTGCTTTAATATTTGCACCATTTGAAATTAGTATCGAAGCATGGGTGTGTCTTAATCTATGAAATGTAAAATTATCTATACCCAAGTCGTGATGAATAACCCTAGCACAATATTTTAGTGTATTAGTATTTACAAGTTCTCCATTTTCTTTTACACAAACAAAGTTTATTTTAGTGTAATTTTTTGGAGCTGTAGCAGAAGCTGGCAGGGAGTGTATTTTGTTATTTGTATCTCTATAATAACATGTATAGTATTCACCATATTCTTCCTGATTTCTTTTCTGTTCATCAAACGCTTTTTGCAATATTTCTGTAAGAGTATCTCCAATTATTATTTCTGCATTGGATGTTTTTGTTTTTGTAGGTCCGAAATACATTTCAGTAATGTTTTTTACAGCAGAAGTTAAAATTAACTGATGATTAACAGATAGTGTCTTATCGTTAAAATCAATGTCATCCCAAGTAAGTCCACAACACTCAGACTCTCTAAGAGCAGAATAGTAAAGAATGTTTAATACCAAGCCAAAGTGATTGGTTACCGGAAAGCGTTTAGTTATTTTTTTCCAGTCCTTTGCGGTTATTATTTTTTCGCTTTCTTTTATTGTATTTGTATCGTTATATTTTGGCATTTTAACATATTGCATAGGATTTTCAGATAGTTTTTTATAAGGATATACGGCCATTTTTAAAGCAAGATTGAGAGTGCCTTTATGGCCACTTACTGTTCGGCGAGATAGCCCACTATTTTTTTTATTATATAAATAGTTTTGTAACAACTCAGGAGTAATCGCCTTTAACTTGTAATTTTTAAAATAAGGTATAATGTGTTTATAAATCTTATTCTTATAATCTTGTTGGGTCCTATATCTAAGTTCTTTCATCACATAATTTTTAAACCAGAAATCCATGTATTCTTCAAACTGTATTTCTTCATTTTGCCTAACGTCACCGGTACCTTCATATTCAGATATAGCTTTTCTTAAAGTTTTTTCTGCTTCAGCTTTAGTCGAGCCACCTTTTCGTTCTATGTATTTGCGTTTACCATTTACATAGACTGTAATTCTGTAATACCAAGTATCCCCTTTTTTTCTTACTGAACCTTTCATATTATATCACTCCTTAAAAATATGTTTTTGGATATAAAAATAACACCTTGAAAGGTGTTGAAAAGCGTGATATAATAAACTTGCGTATGGATATTATATCTGCTTTAAACACCTAAGGCTATAGTATCTTTGTCCTCTGTTGGTAGCAGGGGACTTTTTTTATGCGTTTTCTTTGTTTTTTAGTTTTTTTAGTTGTTTACTATAATGATTGCTAAGGTAAATGCTAAAAAGTCCTAAAATAGGAAAGATTATACAAAAAGGAATTATAAGAGTAAGCAATAAGCCCAATATAATCAGTATTAAGCCGGTGATTAGGTGAAAATATTTGCAAAAGCTCATAGCACTTTTACTTTTATACATTTTAACTGTTACTGAATTTATGTTATTTGCTATTTGTTGTTTCTTTTGCTCTTTAATTTCTTTTTTTGTTATATACTGTTGTTCCTTTCCACCAGTTGTATTTGTATAGCTTAATCCTGTACCGGGAATGCCTACAGATGTTGTCTTCTTTCCTGTTGAGCTAACAGTGTAGTGTGCACCTCGTTTACCGACAGTAACACTACAACTCTTTTTATTTATATTGAGTTTTACGCCCGGTGCAATTTTAATAATTTTTCTAAATCTAACCCCCATATTAACACCTCTCTTTTATTTTATACCAGCTAAATCTTTTACAATCTGCTTTAAATTTTCTTGAGTAGAAATATCTTCTACTTTTTCAGCACCTCTATAGACATATTTTACGACTTGATATGCATCCATACCTAATTCTGCATAAGCTTTATTGGTATCTTTATAACCATATTCAAGTAAGTAACCGTAATACATAGTTTTTTCCATTACTTCATTATTTGTAAAATAATTAGGATAGTTTTCTTTAATATACTTAACAGCATCTATTGTTTTTTCGGTGTCAATATTTTTTGCATCAGCCTTAGCTTGTCTTGCTATTTCATCAACTCTTGCAGATGTATTAGGTTTAGATGTAGTTGTTTCAGTTTGTTCAACAGTTGCCGTAGTTTGCTCAGTAGTTACAGTAGTAACAACTGTTGTTTGTTCAATAGTTGTAGTAGTTGCTTCAGTTTGTTCATTAGAAATAACTGTAGTTTGCTCAGTAGCTGTTTGACTAGTTTGACTATCAGAACGGCAACTTGCCAATATAAGCAACCAAACAAATGCAAACAAAACAGTAAGCACTACTCTGATTGCAGGCTTAAACTTTTTATTTACCCACATTAATATTAACCCAAGTGGGAAAATTAAAAACAACATCAATACTACAAACCACGTTTTTTGATAAAATTTTTCTTTCATAAGAACCCTCCTTTTTGTCGAAAAATGTCGAATTATTGTATATATTTTTTAAATAACATTTTTTGACAAAATAATACATATTTGATATAATATTTTTGGAGGATTGTTAGGCTTTATAAAATCTTCTACATAGGCATTAGGTACTGGTACTATCTAATGCCTTTTTATGTACTCATTAAATTGTCTATATACTTGTCTTTCGAGAGGGTGTCTGTTAAACATATTCCTTTTTTCTAGTTCTAATAGCCTTTCGTATCGTATTTTGGCTGATTGTTCAGATACATTACATATTCTACTAATATCTTCAAAAGATTTAATATCTAAGCTATGTAGCACAGTAGCAGGCATTAATATATCTCTTGCAAACACATTAGCTTGCATTTCAAATATATCCATACCGTCAAAATCTTTTTCTGAATTCCTGTTATATGTTTTTCCAAACTTTAAATGACCTATCAGGCAATGACCTAATTCGTGGGCTAAAGTGAATCTAATTCTAGCCTTAGGCTTTTTGTCATTATAGTAAATTACATTCACATTATTCACATTAAGACTAAACCCATCTCCTGTTAGATTTTGCTTGCTATCACTATATTTTAGTATAGTGATGTTGTTTAATCTTGCTATAGTAGCAAGATTGATTGGTAGGCTTGTTATATTACATTTTATTAAAGTTTCCCAAGCCTTATTTCTAGCTATCTTATAATCGTGATACATATTACCACTCCTTTCCTATAACAGTATAGAAAAGAAGTAGTAATATATCATTAGTAGGTTAATTCCATTAATGGAATATTATGTAAACTATAAATCATCAGGTGGAATATAGTTTTTCATATCATCTTCAACATCAGACTTTTTAATGTCAACAGCCTTGTTACTATCACCTCTAGCAGCAACCAATGTTATATTGTCGACATTATTATTAGATTTATTTGAATACATGTCTATTAATGTTAGTTCTTCTATTCTTTTTTGTGCTTCAAGTTTGCCGACATCATTTAATAAATTATAATTTTGTACTAATTTTAGTTCTTTATTTGATAAATTCACAGAATTGTCTTTTCTTTCAATGTCAACATCGTATCCCATTAACCAAGCTTCATTTACATTTAAAGCTTTAGCTAATTTATATGTATTTTTTTGCTTTGGTTCATAGCTACCACTTAAATATGTTGAAATTGAAGATTTTCCGATGCCGGTTTTTTTGACCAAATCAGCTTGTGTCATATCTCTTATCTCTAATGCTTTCTTTAGCCTATCAGAAATAGAATCCATTATCTCACCTCCTGAAACTATATTAACATAAAAGTTCAGAAAATGCAACATTTTTTTAAAAATAATTAAAAAAAGTTCAGAAAAGTTAAAAAAGTGGTTGACTTTTATAGGAATAAATGTTATTATGAGTTCAGAAACACGAACAGGAGGTGATAGACAATGAGTGACCCAATTTTTGATTACAGAAAACTAAAAGGTAGGATTAAAGAAAAATTTAATACTCAAGATAATTTTGCAAGTGCTTTAGGCATTGGTAGGGTTTCTTTAAGTCAAAGATTAAACAATCAACTAGAGTTTGATTCTAAAGAAATCTTCAGAGCTGTTAAGTTGTTAGGATTAGAAGAAAAAGATATTCCAGAATATTTTTTTTGCTCAATTAGTTCAGAAACACGAACAGAATCGGCTTAGGAGGTGGAACAGTGCTACTATTGCTGTTTTTAATATTTTTAGTTTTATATTTATTAAACAAAGCTATTTCATATTATTTGATTGCATTTGGTTTATTGCATTATCTTTTAGAGCATTACAACGACGATATAAATGCAGACAAGGCAAAGAAATATGCCATATCTGCATTTAAGAAAAGACACAATTTAAAATAGCTTGTCTATGGAGGTGGAAACATGAAGGAAGAAGTAAAGAAAATGTTAGAGCCTTTGCCAAGGCTATTATTTACCGTGCCAGAGGTGGCAACTATTTTAGGTGTCAACGAAAATATGGTACACGATTTGAGGAAAGCGGGCCTTTTAAAAGCATTAAAACTTGGCAGGTATAAGGTCAGGAGAGATACATTAGAAAATTTCTTGGCACAGTATGACGGTCAAGATATAGGCGAGATTTTAAACAAAACAGCTGTGTAAATAGGAGGCATATATGACAATAATACTACTACTGATTGCAGTTATCTTCATAGCTGCAAACTTGACTTATTGAAAGGAGGTGGGGACTATGGAATGGACTAAAACTGATGACGAAAAGCTGAGATTGTTAGATTATTACGGTGTTACAGTTACCGATATGGCTAAAATCTTAGGAGTTACATATAACTCTGTAAATAGCAGACTTGAGAGAATAGGCATAAAGGCAAGTACACAAGTACCTAACGAAGGTACTTTCAGCGAAGAAAGACTAGCTTTGAAAGAAATACGAGAGAATATATGTGTACTGTATATAGCACATATAAACGAAGGTGATACAGTAGCGTATGTTGCCAAAGCGTGTGGTTTTAAGAGAAGTCAAGTAGAGCGATGTCTTGCAGAGTGTCACGCAGATGGAACTTACAGAAAAGTATTAAAAAGAATTAACAATTATCAGGCGAAGGTGGGACAGATATGAAAAATTTATTTGCAAAATTAAAGACTTGCTTATTTGGAACACAAGTAGTAATGCTCACAAGAGCAGAGTCGAACAGGATGAAAAGGAGATGTGTGCGTTGGTAGAAGTAAAAAAGTCCCCTGTTGCCGCAGAGGACTATATATAAACACGTTTGGAAATATAATTACAGTCAAATTATAGAACAGCAATTTGTTTTTGTCAATGAAAGGAGATTAAATATGCGAATATTAACATCAACAAAAGGTATGGACATAGAAGAATGGCGTAATCTGAGAAAAAAATCTCTAGGTGGAAGTGATGCGTCTGTAATAGTTGGACTTAATAACTGGAAAAGTTCTTATACACTGTGGGCAGATAAAAAAGGTTATCTTCCTAATACTGAAGATAATGAAGCTATGAGAATAGGTAGCGATTTAGAAGAATATGTTGCTCGTAGATTTACAGAGGCTACGGGTAAAAAAGTGAAACGAAGAAATTATATGTTTTTGCACGATAAATATGACTTTATTACTGCGAATGTAGATAGAGAAATTGTTGGTGAAAAAGCTGGTCTTGAATGTAAAACAACAAATGTTTTTGCTAAATCGGATTTTGAAAATGGTGAAATTCCGTTGTACTATTACTGCCAATGTATGCATTATATGGCAGTAATGGGATATGAAAAAATGTATTTAGCTGTACTTGTTTTAGGAAAAGCGTTTTACTGGTTTGAGATAAATAGAGATGAAAATGAAATCAATAACTTGATAGAAGCTGAAAAAGAATGGTGGACTAAATACATTATTAATGATGAAATTCCTGAAATTGATGGAAGTTCAAGTACTGAAAATACTGTAACTACACTTTATCCAGACAGCAATGGAACAACTATCTATGACAGTAATTTAAAAGATGATGTAAAAATGTGTTTAAACTTAAAAGCAAAGATAAAAGAGCTTCAAGAAATATCAAAAGGATATGAATCAAAAATTAAAGCAACAATGGGTGAAGCTGAAAATTGTTTAGTTGATAATTATAAAGTAGCTTGGAAAAATCAAGAACGCAGAAGTGTAGATACTAAAAAATTAAAGGACGAAAATCCTGAAATATATAACGAATATTTAAAAGTAACAAAAACAAGAGTATTAAGAATTAAGGAGGTTTGTTAAAAATGTCAACAACAACTAATACTTCAGGTGCAATATCAAAACAGAAAAATAACACAATTACTCAGAATAGTGCTAACCCAAAGAATATAAGAAGCTATATAAAAATTTATGAGGGTGAAATAGCAAAAGCGTTACCTAGTGTTTTAACTCCAGAGAGGTTTTCAAGAATGGTTTTGACAGCTATGACTAAAACACCAAAATTGGCAAATTGTAAGCCAGAAAGTTTTATCGCATCTATGTTGGAAGCTGCACAGCTAGGCTTAGAACCAAATACACCTTTGGGACAAGCCTATTTAATACCCTACGGAAATAGCTGTCAGTTTCAAATAGGTTATAAAGGCTTGATAGACTTAGCTCATAGAAGTAAAGAGCTAAAAAGCATAGAAGCTCACGAAGTTTATGAAAACGATGAATTTGAATTTGAGTTTGGGTTAACACCTAAATTGGTACATAAGCCTGCTATGACAAATAGAGGTTCTGTAATTTGGTACTATGCTGTATATCATCTCGTAAATGGTGGGTATGGTTTTGAAGTTGCTAGCAAAGAAGAGATAGAAGCTCACGCAAGAAAATATAGCAAGACTTTTAATAATGGTCCTTGGCAAACAGATTTTGATGAAATGGCTAAAAAAACAGTATTAAAGAAAGTATTAAAATATGCTCCGCTAAAAAGTGATTTTGCAAGAGGAATAGCAGTTGATGAAACAAGTAGTGAAATAGACTTTAGTGATGGAGAAGCCAATATAACACCTTCTATTGATGAAGATAGCATTATTGATGAGGTGAACGCTGATGAATAAAGTAATTTTACTAGGTCGCATGGCTCGTGAGCCAGAAGTTCGTTTCACTCAAGGTAATGAGCCAACGGCAGTTTGCAGGTTTTCTGTAGCTGTCGAAAGACCATACTCGTCTAAACGCAAAGAAGGTGATGCAACAGCTGATTTTATCAACTGTGTATGCTTTGGTAAGCGTGGCGAAAATATAGGACAGTATTTCCATAAAGGAAATAGAATTGCTATCACTGGTAGATTACAGGTTAGCAATTGGCAGGATAATAACGGTCAGAAGAGATATTCTACTGACGTTATTGTTGAGGATTTTGAATTCTGTGAAAACAAGAATGTAAATGGTGTGAGTGCGAATAGTTCTCAAACAACTAATTCAAGTCCTGCACAACCAAGTAACAACGGCAATGATTTCTTCCCTATCGTAGATGACGATGAGGAATTACCATTTTAGAAAATATAATACAGGTGCTGTAGTTGTTCTATAAGGGTAGCTACAGTGTCTGTAGGAGGTGAAAGTTGTGGCTAGGCCAATTAAAGAAGGGCTAGATTACTTTCCTCTGAATGTAGTTTTAAATTCCAAATTTGAAATTATTGAAGCTCGATTTGGAATTAAAGGGTTTGCAGTAATCGTCAAGTTGTTTCAACATATATACGGAACAAAAGGCTATTACTGTGAATGGGATGAAGATGTGCTATTTGTGTTTGCTAAGCGAATAGGTGTGGGTGCAAATAGTGTGTCTGAAATATTAGATACTTCTCTAAAGAAGGGTATGTTCAACAAAGATATGTACGAAAAGTACAGCATATTAACCTCCGAAGGTATTCAACAAAGATATGTTGAAGCTAAAAGAGGTGGCTATGAAAGAATTTGTAAGAAATACCTTTTAATTAGTGTACCCAAAACAGAGGAAAATGGTTTAGAAACAGGAGTTAATGCAACAAAAACCGATGTTAATGTTACAGCAAGTACACAAAGAAAAGAAAATAAAATTAAAGAAAACAAAATTAAACCAAACCAAACAAAAGAATCGGAACTGTTTGAAAAGGTGTGGAGTGTGTATCCTAAGAAATTAAAAAAACAGGAAGCTTTAGAAGAATTTTGTTCTTTGGATGTGTCAGCTGAATTAGCCGATGTAATGATTAACTCTATAAAGAAGCAGAGAGAACAAGAAAGTTGGAAAATAGAAGGTGGCAGATATGTACCATTCTTAGTCAACTGGATTAAAAATAAAAGGTGGGAGGACGAGATAAACGACAAAGGTTACATAATACGGAAAGGTACAGATAGCTTTAATAATTTCACACAAAAAATTTATAGTGACGAATTTATAAAAGAGAGATTAAGAGCTAAAGGACAAACTTGTATATAAATAAGAAAGGAATATTGTTTTTTATGAAACTAAAGTGTGATATATGTGGCAAGAAATACAAAGCATACGGAAGATACAGAAGCAAAGAAAGGCATTTGTGTCAGGCTTGCAAAGAGAGAAGAAGAGCTTTTATAAATAGGCTTAAAATAAATATACACTACGAAGGAGATAAAAACAGAGATGATAGATATATTTATTCCAGGGAAGCCGATTGGTAAACAAAGACCTAAATTTAACAATAAAACAAAAAATACATATACACCTAAAGAAACACGAGATTATGAAGCTCTTGTAAAACAATGCTATATGCAAAAGTATAGGGATAGAGAGCCGATACCAGCTAAAACACCAGTAGAAGTAGAAATATATGCCTACTTTAAAATTCCGAAAAGCATGCCGAAAAAACAAGTTAAATTGATTGAGAATAATAAGTTATTTCCGACTGTAAAACCTGATTCCGATAACATAAGCAAGATAATACTAGATGCCCTGAATGGGGTGGCATATTACGATGATAACCAAGTTACTGATTTGACTATATATAAGCAATATGCAACAACAAATGAAAAGGTTGGAGTAGTTGTTAATATTAGAGAAAAGAGGTTAGTAGAATGAAATTAAGTGAGTTAAGCGATGAAACATTGCTTTATATAGAAATTTTCAATGATTTAAAAAATATAATTCCGGAGGTAAAAGTAGTCACTAAAAAAGAATATGTCAGCAATCAAGACTTGTTTCGCAAAGGGTATTGGTATGAAATCTTTCTCGCTGTTAATACTCCAGTTGCTTTTTACTTAGAAAATTTTTTAGAAGAAGTAAAAAGTGAAAATGGCGTAGACGATGATTGGGTTCAACAGGTAATTGATGAATTAAGAGAAACAATAGATGTTGATGAATTTGAATGCAAAGTAAATAAAGTGTTAGCAAAACACCGTGTTTATACTGCTGGAGAGCTTGTAGAAAATGATATTTGGAGGGAAGAAACAAATGAAAATAGAGATAGATAAATTGCCGAACATAATACAAATTGTGTTTAGAGCAGAACCGAGTGATAAATTTTATAGCAACTGTATGTGGGGTGTAGTTAATTTTGATTTAGCACACGGAATAATGTCTGCTTGCACGGACTGTGGCAATTATGCTTACAGATGGCCCGAAAAAGGAAAAGAGTTTCTTGAGTTAATGCGAACTGTCGATGTAGAGTATTTGTTATCAAAAATTTCATCGCTGAAGTTTGATTATGAGCGAACAGTTTTAGAAGTTTTAGACTATTTCGATAAATATGATAACGAAAATTGTTCAAAAGCAGTAAGTTTTTTCGAAGCGATTAATGAGAAATTTGTAACTAGAAAGTTTGATTTTTATGATGTAATTGATGAATATGATGATGAAGGCTTGTTCGCTGACTTAGATATAGATAGTTTTATATGTTACGACTATCCAATTAGAGCTATAACATTTGCAAGGTTATTTGTTGAATACATACAACCTTATTTAACTTTAGATTAGGAGGTTTGAAAAAAATGAAAATAGATTGTGGATATACAGAGAATTATCTCAGGGAAAAAAATAGAATGACTGAGAGTTGCGAAATAAACTGTGAAAATTGTCCGATTAGTAGTGACAATAACAAGACCTGTTTGCCCTGTGAAGAATTTGAAAATACATATCCAAATAAAGCAATAGAAATTGTTCAATGGTGGAGTGACGAACATCAGCCGGAAACAAGGTTGGAACACTTTAAAAAAATGTTTCCAAAAGCCCCGATATTGGGAGGACGCCCCAAACTTTGCGTTGGGAGTTTAACTGGGAAATTTTCGTGCAAAGGTAGCTGTCTGGAGTGTTGGAATAAACCTTATACGGAAGGAGAATTTTAGATTGAACCTACACGATGAAATTTAAGCAATAAAAAAGCCCTCCAGCAAGCCAAAGAGCAATTCAGATAAGTACAAAAATATTATAAGTGGGTTGCTTAGGTTTGTCAAGGAGGGCTAAAATGGATAATGAAGCTAAAGTTTATTTACAAAAAGTAGAAAAAATGGATTTGTGTATAGACCAAAAATTACTCCAGTTAGAGGATTTAAAATCTATTAGGTTTAATGTACAAGCAATAGACTATGAAAAAGAAAGAGTTATGTGTAGTGTAGTTAATAATGGTTTTAAAAAATCTGATAGATATATTGATTTAGATAAGGAGATAAACAAAGAAATAGACGATTTTTGTGATTTAAAGCAAGTTATCATAAATCAGATACAACAGCTAGATAACATAATATACATTGATATATTGCATAAGAAATATATTGAGTATAAGAAATATCCTAATTTTGAAACAATAGCAGTTGAATACAAAAAAAGCTATAGACACATTACTAGGCTACACGAAAAAGCTCTTGAAGCTTTTAGAAAAAAATTTTTAAAAATGTCCTAAAATGTCCTAAAATGTCCTTGTAATGTCCTATTATACTGTAGTATAATGCTAGTATGAAAATTTAAACATTGTATTATGTAAAGGGAACAGCCCATAAAGGTGTTCTCTTTTTTGTTATAGAAAGATAGTAGGTGGTGGTTAAGTTGTGGCAAAAAGTAAGTACGCGAAGTGGTTAGAGCCAGAAGGGCTATTGCTTCTTGAAAGCTGGGCGAGAGATGGTTTAACAGATGAACAAATTGCTCACAATATGGGAATATCAAGAAAAACTCTTGCAGAATGGAAGAAGAAGTATGGTGACATAAGTGACACCCTAAAAAAGGGTAAAGAGGTAGTAGATATTCAGGTTGAAAATGCTTTGTTAAAAAGGGCTTTAGGTTATGTAAGCAAAGAACAGAAAGTGACAAAAGACGGGGAAATAATAGAACTTGAAAAGGAGATACCCCCCGACACAACCGCACAGATATTTTGGCTTAAAAACAGGAAACCTGATAAATGGAGAGATAAAGTTGAAAATGTCAATACTACTGACGATGACAAGGTTATAAATATTAATATATGCAGTACAAAAGGCAAGACTATTTAAGCCTTGCCTTTTATTACTGAATTATCTACAAAGTTCATCAAGTGTAACGCCTAAGGCATCAGCTAGCTTAATAGCCGTATGAACTTTGCAATTATCATTTTTTTCTATTTCCTGTATTGTACGGCGTGGTACTCCTGATAATTCAACTAATTGTGGTACGGAAAGACCTCTTTCGAGGCGAATTTGTTTTAATTTCATTTTTTCTGTATCCTTTCACAAATAAAGTAAGTAGTTATTGATATTATAATACAACACCATTTTATAATATCTAGTGTTGAGGGTGAGGAAAATTCACCATTTAAGCCATCAATAATACATAAAACGAATAAAATTACCAATATAGGTTTGCAAATTTTCATCTTTTATTTTGCAAATGAATGTGCTATAATTAGAATATAGGTGGGGCTTTCGCCCCAATCCTATCTTTTTCTTTTAGACTTCTTAGATTTTTTCTTATTCTTGTTGTTTTTGATTGTGTAGTAGGTGTTTACAATCATATAAACGCTTGATACAAGAGCAAGAATAATTTCTGAGAGGTCTTTTATTGTATCTATATTCATTTGCTTACCTCCTTTCTATGGTTTAATTATAGCACAATTAATAGTGCTTGTCAATAGTTTCTTATAAAAAATATAACTTTTTGAGGTGAAAATATGGATATAAATGTTACTATAAATGATACATATATAGATTGGCTAGATAAAAAGCAAGCAACACAAATATTTTTTGGAGGCTCTTCAAGTGGGAAGAGCTTTTTTCTTTGTCAAAAAATCGTTATAGACTGTTTAAAGGGTGTAAATTGGTTGTGCTGTAGAAATGTAGCAAAGACCATTAGAAATAGTACATATAACCAAATTGTTAAAACTATATCGGAAATGGGGCTAAACAACCTATTTAAAATTAACAAATCTGATATGGTTATCACTTGTCTTAACAACGGCTGTCAGATACTTTTTAATGGTCTTGATGATGTAGAAAAAGTCAAGTCTATTACACCTGCTAAAGGCGTACTTGAAAGAATATTTATCGAAGAAGCGACAGAAATAAAAGAAGATGCTTATATGCAGTTGACAAAGCGACTAAGAGGTATATCCAGAAACGACAAATACATTGTAATGGCTTTTAATCCTATATTAAAAAGTCATTGGATATATAAGAAGTTCTTTAGTGGTTGGGAAGATAATAAGAACAGCTATGAGGACGATAATGTTTGCATATTAAAGACTACATACAAAGATAATGATATGCTTACTCCTGAAGATAAGGATAGATTAGAAAATGAAACGGACCCATATTATTACAATGTATATAGCTTAGGTAACTGGGGTGTATTAGGTAATGTAATATTCAAAAACTGGGAATGTGTTGACTTGTCAGATATGATACAGCATTTTGATAATATTTATATGGGTTGTGACTTTGGATATGCCTCTGACCCAAACGCACTAATTAAAATAAACTATGACAAGGCTAGAAAAATTATATATGTGTTTGACGAGTGGTATCAGGCAGGTATGAATGATGATGAGCTTGTAAAAGTGGCAAAGGAATTTGTAAACGGTGGTTATATAATGTGTGATAGTGCAGAACCTAAAACTATAAATTATATGAATACTTGCGGAATTAAGGCGATGTCTGTTGTAAAAGGTGCAGATAGCATTAACAGAGGTATAAGGTGGCTACAGGGTCACAAAATTGTCGTCCATAGCAAATGCCAAAACTTCAAAAATGAAATAGAACAGTACCATTGGCAAGAGGATAAATACGGTAATGCAATGGCTAAACCAGTAGACAAAGATAACCATTTGCTTGATGCTTTAAGATATGCTACAGAGAAACTACAAATATTTGGTGATAAGCAAGAATTGAGGAGATTTTAATGTGTGGTCACAGGTTGTTTGTGATTAATGATGTAAGAGTTTGCGTGAGATGTGGACTTACTGTTACAGCACAAGGTCATTTTATTGGCTTTGATAAAAACTTAGTCGCAAAGTTTAATAAAAAGAGGTGTAAAAATGAGAACTAAAATGGATCTATATCCTGATTTTACGGCAGAGATAGAATACATTGATAAAAAAGGAGTCGATACTTACATTATCTCTAAGATAATTGAAAAGCATTTGCCAAACAGTATTTATAATAAGAAATTGTATGATAGGTACACTTGCGTTAAAGAAGGTGTACCTATTTTTGGTAGACACCCACGCTTTGAAGATACGGACGCAATAAATAACAGGATAAACAATGACTTCTTTTCAGAAATAGTTGACTTTAAAACTGGTTATTTCGCAGGTGTACCTATTGCATATAGCTATAGTAATACACAAGATGCAAAAGATGAGATTGGTGAGAGTTTAAGAGATGAAGCTCATAATGCTATAAGTGATTTTATTACACGAAATAATATGTACGATGTTGATATGGAAACAACAAAATATGCAAGCATTTGTGGGTATTCTGGAAGATTACTATATTTAGACAATGGCATTGAAAGAGTTATGCCGATTGCTCCTTATGAAGCGGCGATATTATCCAATACGGATATATCTGAGCCTAAATATGCAGTTAGATACTACACTACAACGGCTATAGATGGTACAGTATATTATAAAGTTGCTTTTTACGGTCCTGACAGCATAAAACACTATGAAGGTACAAGTTATTATGGCCTTACTGAGCTTGTCGACAAAGAAGAACGCAATATGTATGATACGTGTACCTTACAAGGAATTGCAAATAATAAAGAACTTGTTGGTGATGCAGAAAAGGTCCTTGAGCTGATTGATACTTATGACAGAAATATAAGTGACGCGTCTAATGACCTTGAGTCTTTCAGTAATGCGTATATGGTTATTGAAAATCTGATGTTAGATGATAATGACATAGAAAGGGCTCAAGCGAACGGAATTTTACAGGTCAACACGGGAGCTTATAACGGTAAAGTATATTTCCTTACGAAAGATATGAGTGATACATATATGTCAAATCAATTGGCGAGGATTGAGAAGAATATCTATCGCTTTTCAAAGACACCTAATTTAAGCGATGAGGCTTTTGGTACTGCATCAGGAGTGGCACTAAAGTTTAAACTTACAGGATTAGAAGCTAAATGCGGCATGTTCCAAGCTAAGATGGTTAGTGCAGGTGTGTATATGTTTAAAGCACTTGCTAACAGTTTAGCTAAAAAGACTATTAAAATCGAGCCACTACAAGTCATTATGGACTTTTCTCGAAATTTCCCTCTCGATTTATTAAGTGAGGCACAAGCAGTAGGACAGTTAATCAGCACAGGTGTGGTATCAAAGAGAACAGCAATCAGCCAGTTGAGTTTTGTTGATGACCCTGACTATGAACTTGATTTAATAGAAGAAGAAAAGAATGATATACCTAGCTTAATCGATAAAGTCAAAGAAGATGATGAAGAAAATAACGCGGGAGCTGAAGAATAGTGCCTGATTTAGAATATTTACTTGCACAAGCAAGGAGAATACAAGAACATAGAGAAGCCAACGCTGAGGTAGGAATAAGAAAAGCTTTTAAAGGACTTCTTAAAAATTTACAAGGTTTTTTAGGAGTAGAATATGCAAACAATGCTGAAAACGGAGAATTAAGCTATGCAACTTTACAAAAAAAAGCAAGATACGCAAGATTTTTGAGTGAAGTTGAAGATAAAGTAATTAAAGGGACAGCAGAGCATAATAAAATCATAAAAGACACTGTAAATAACACTTATAAAGCTGCTTTTAATGGTATGATAGATGCTGTTAAGAAAACAGATGGTAAATCGAAAGAATTAAAAAAAGTTTTTGAAAGTGTAAAATATGTACGTCCTGAAACTTTAAAAGATGCCGTAAACAATCCTGTAAGCGGGCTGACATTAAATGATAATCTTGAAAAAAATAGAGCCGAGATTGTATATAACATTAAACAAACGATAGGTATAGGGCTACAAAACGGTGACAGATATGAAACTATGGCAAAAAGAGTAGCAGAAAGCCTTGACAATGATTACAACAAAGCGATAAGAATTGTCAGGACAGAAACACATAGGGTGCAACAATCAGGTAAATTAGAAAGTATAATTGAACTTGATAAAAAGTTACAACAAGGCAATTCTGGTATGAGGTATTTCAAAATATGGAAAACTGCAAAAGATGAGAGAGTAAGGCGTCCAAAAGGAAAGAACAAAGCTAATCACCAAAAAATGGAAGGTGTCGAAATTCTCTGCGATGAATATTTTGATTTAGGCCATGGGATAAAAACAATGGCTCCGGGACAAAGTGGCAATGCTGCCGATGATATTAACTGCAGATGTAGATTAAGTTTTAGACTAAAAAAAGTTGAAGATACACATAATGAAGTTAATAAAATGTCAAGTTTAAGCGAAGATTGGAGTAAGACCACTCCTGTTGTACATAGTAAAGAAGAAAATCAAGCGTTAATGGAATATGCTTCTAATAAAAATATAAATCTTTACAATATAAAGAAATTTGACGGTGATAGCGAATTACTAAAAGAGCAAATCGATGTTTTGAGTAGCACTTTAAAAGAATTTAAAATTACCGATAAAGCAACAGTGACTTTTGCAGATTTAGGCGATGATGATTTTGCACAGACTGTTAATAACACTATAACATTTAATAATAAAGTTTTGAGAAACAAAGAAATTACAAACAAAGTATTGAATGGTGATAATTATTTGGCATCTACTGATATAAGTGGTATTGCAATTCATGAAGCCGGTCATATTATTTCAAGAAAATATGGTGAAAAAGGTATTGAAATTGCTAAGAAGGCATATTATAATATATATGAAAAGGATGTATCGATAGATGAATTATTAGAGTATTTAAGCAATAATATATCAGGTTATAGTGTGTATATTAATACATTAAGAAAACCGAATTTGAAGAGTTATAAAGAAATAGTACCTGAAATATTAGCAAAACACACGAAACAGGCAAATGATTTTACAACAGAGTTTATAAATTTATTGCGGGAGATGATTAAATGAGAATGCTAGAACATTATTGGTTGAGTAAGCGAGAATGGTGGCACTGGGAAAATGGTGTTCAGGTGTTAAATTCAGATGCACCACCGGAAGCGCAAGAAAGTTATAAACGATATTTAGAACAAATGAAGAAAGATATATCATAAAAAAGCACTTTTGAAGTTGATTCAAGGGTGCTTTTTTAATGTAAAGGAGAGAAAAGTTATGCAGACATTTTTAATTTATTTATACATTCTTAAAGAAGTTAGTGCTATGATTTTATTTTTAGTAGCTGCTTGTTCGATTGCATGTTCAGGTTACAGAGTATATAAAAATCTTAAAGATGATAAAAATAAAGACAAATAAAAGTTACAGACAAGTTAGCAAACACAATAAACAAGCAGATTAGGACAGTTTAAAGCTGTCCTTTTTTGTTGCTAAAAAAGTTAAATGTAAGGAGGAAAATATATGAAAAAGATTTTAACATTGGAAGAAACTGCAAAAATGATGTTGAGTGAAGATTATAGGGAAAGATTTAAGGCTGAATATTATCAGTTGGTTAATAGGTACGAAGGGCTCAAGTTGATGTTGGAAAAATGGGACGCAGGTACTTTAGATTTCAAGCCGGCTTCTTCAAGAGCTATTTATAGTATTCAGATTGACGCAATGGAAAGATATATTGTTGTACTTGAATTAAGAGCCAGTACTGAAAAAATAGATTTGTCGAAGTAATGAAGTAATAGCCAGTTAATCGCATACTGAAAGAATGTGGTTCCATTGGGCTAGTTATAACTAATTTTTTACAACAGGAATTGCGGCGATGTCTTCGGACTAAACCTAGTGGGAAGGTTGCGACCAAACCACTTTAAATAATTTAGTCAGCAAGGGGAATGGGTGTAACAGCCTATTCCTTTTTTCATTGTCCTGAGCAAGACATAAAAAGGCTTAAATTTATTTGTAAAGGAGGAATTAATTTGAAATTCTTTAGATTCATGCCTTGTTTTGAGGCTAACGGTGTAGGTGGTGCCGGTGGTGAGGGAACTACAGAACCTAACACTGGTGGTGAGGGAACTACAGAACCTAACACTGATGATTTTGAACGTTTACTTAAAGCAAGACTTGACGAGGCTATGGAAGAAGAACGCAAGAAAAATGCGAAACTTTCAAAAGAACTCGAAAAGATGAAGCGTGAGAAGTTGACTGCTGACGAGCTTAAAAAGTATGACGATGAAAAGCGAGAAAGCGAACTCGCAGAACGTGAGCACAGTGTAATGATTGCTGAAAATAAATTATACGCAATAGAACAGCTCAAAGAAATCGGATTAGACGATGGTTCTAAGGAATCTATGGGGCTTATCGATTTGATTTTAAGCGAAGATAGAGAAAAGATTAAATCAAATATAAAAGCCCTTGATACTATTATTAAAGCTAAAGTTAAATCAGAAGTTGAAAAGGTTTTTAAGGATAATTCGAGAGTACCTGAAAAGTCAGGTAGCAACGGTTATACTACTAATCCTTACGCGAAAGAAACATTTAACTTAACGGAGCAGATGAAGTTAGAGGTTGAAAATCCAGAGCTTGCATCTAAATTACAGTCTTTAGTGAAAAGGTAGGAGGAAATAAAAAATGGCAGAAACGATGTATAAAAATATGCAGGTAGTACCTGAAAAGTTTAGTCAGTATACTATTGAGCGAACAACAGAGTTAAATACGCTTGTTAATAACGGTATAGCTGCTTCAGATGGTATTGTAGCTGAACTGATTAACGGTACGCCTAACGGTGGTAGGTTTATTACTGTACCGTTCTATAATCCATTAGATGGCGACGATGATGTATTTAGTGAAAATGACGTATCTGTAAGTGATGTGGCAACAAGTGCTTATACAGCAACACTTCTTATGCGTCAGAAGGCTTGGGGAACTACTGACCTTGCACAGGTTTTAGGTGGTTCTGACCCTATGTCTGCGGTAGGTAACTTGGTTGCAGACTGGTGGTTAACAAAAGAGCAGAATATCTATTTAAGTATATTGAAAGGTATTTTAGACCCGACCGATGGGGCGTTAAAGGCACATATCAATGATGTTACAAGTGACACTATAAAGACAATCACAACAGGAAATACACTTGATACAAAGCAGCTTTTAGGTGACCATTACAAAAATTTAGGTATGGTGTTTATGCACAGTGCAACATATACATATTTACAGAAGAACACCATGATTACAAGAACACCTGTGTTTGACCCTAATGGAAATCAGGTAGAACTTGAGAGCTTCTTAGGTTACAAGATTATTATTGATGACTCAATGCCTTGTGTTATGTATGAGTCTGCTACAAGTAGTGAAAGTGAAGCTATTGCAGTAACGACAGAAAATATTGCAGAAATCAATAAGCATTACAGCGGTGATGCGTTAGTTGCAGGAAAGTCTTATGTAAAGAAAAAGACAAACGCAGTTTATGATACATATTTCTTAGGAAATAACGCTTTTATAAGACAGGACGGTAGCCCACAGGGATTTGTAGGCACTGAAACAGACAGAGATAAATTAGGTGCAAAAGATTACTTAATTAACAGAAGATGTATGGTTATTCATCCAAGAGGCTTTAGTTGGAATGTAAACGCAAAATATCCATCAGGTATATATTATCCTAATAATACTATGCTTGCTACGCCTTCAAACTGGAACTTGGTTATCAACCATAAAAAAGTACCTATTGCATGCTTAAAGCATACAATCGAATAGCGGTGAGATTATGAGCTGTACATTTTGGCTTAAGAGAAAACGAAGAAAATATAAGAGCGTAATAAGCGTTGCTGAGGATAGAAAAGTATCTGAGAATGTTGGCAAAAAGCGAAAAGTAGGTGCTAAAAATGTTAACAGAAGAAACGATTAAATTAATAGGATTACCTATGGATTCAGTAGACTCTATTACAATTTTAAGGGTTGAAAGTTGCTTGGAGTGGCTTTTAGACAATACAACTTTGGAATTTGACAAAGAAGATGTTAAAAGTTTAGAAGAATTGCCTGCTTGTGTAAAACTATTTATTTGTCGCTACAACGAGTTGTATAGTAAACAACTCGGCGTTACTAGCGAAAGTATTGCGGGTATGAGTCAAAGTTTCGACACAACAGCACAATATACTCTGCTTTGGCAACTTGCTTACGAATTGTTAGGCAAATATTTAAAAACAAGTGTTATTGTCACGCCTGCAAAAAGGAAGTGGATATAATAGGTGTTAAAGTAAAAGTTAGGTATAGTAAAATACCTAAGATGAAACAATGTATGAAAACTTTAAATGGAACTAGTGTTTCTGTAGGAGTTATGGGCGAACAAGCTTGGCTTGCAAGAATACATGAGTATGGTTGTAAGATAAAAGTAACTGATAAAATGAGAGCATTTTTACATAAAAAAGGATTGCACTTAAAAGCAAGCACTGAGTTTATAACAATACCTGAAAGAGCTTTTTTGCGAAAAGGTTTTAAGGCAAATGAAAAAGAAGTTTTAGAGGTAGCTAAGGCGGTCTTGTGTGATGTTGTAAGCGGAAATCTTTCTGTAGATGATTACGCCGAAATGGTTGGACAGGAACTTTCCGATAGAATTGCCGATTATGCAACAGATTTATCAAGCCCTGCAAATCATCCGTTTACTATAAAAAATAAAGGTAGTAGCAATCCGTTAGTTGATACAGGCGATATGATAAATGCTATCGGGTACAAAGTCGAGAGGTGATTATATGCCAAAATTGTATAATTTTATGAGATTAATAAAAAAGTATAGCGCCTCATTTACATTTTTAATGCCAAAAGCAGGAAGTTACGTAGGCGGTAAGTTTATTGAAAGTGAGGCAGAGGAGATAGCTGCTATTGGAGCTATTATACCTATGCCAGAAAGCAAGATTTATGTTAGTGGAGGTACATATACAAGTAAAGATAAACAGCTTTATATGTTACAGCCACTTACAAAAGCTTTGCAAGGAGTAAAAATAAAGTACAAAAATAATATATACAGCATAGAGCAAGAGACGGAATATACCGAATATTGTGATGTTGCTGTGTATAATTTAAAGTGGGTGAGTAGATTTGATTGATTATAGACAGAATGAAATAACAATTGTTAAAGGTTTACAGTCTGAATTAAGTACAGATTTACGCCCTTGTACTGTTGTTTTCGCTAACCAAACAGCCCCCGCACCTAATTATCCTTATGTTTCTTATAGTGTGCCAACACCATTAGAGAGTAACGAAAAAGGTTATTGCATAGCTAAAGATGGTACGAGATACAAAGAATTAACACAGATTTGGAGTTTTACAATTCATAGTGATGACGATGTAGAAGCACTTAATTTAGCAGTACAGGCTTACGAATATTTTAACGTTGTAGGTAAAGAGTATTTAAACGATAATAAAATTGTTGTCGCTAAAGTAGGCAATATAACAAATAGAGATAATTTATTATCAATTGAATATGAACATTGTAACGGGTTTGACGTTACATTTAATTTAATGTTTATAATAAATAGTGAAAAGTTATACAGTGATGGAGTCATTAAGACTGTTACCGTATAATTATAAAGGAGGATTGAAAAATGGCAAACAATATTAGTGATGTAAAAGTTAATATTGCAGTAGAAGATGTAATAAATCCTGCGGCATTTGGTGGGATTTGTTTATACTATGCGGGAGACGGAACGCCTTTGCCTTACGCAGAAGCATATAGCTATGATGAAGCTAAGCAGATTATAACAAGTAGTGACATGTTAGATACAATGGACGCTAAAGTGAATTTTGAAAATCAGTCAGTCGGCACTATTCCTAAAGCGACTTTAGATGCTATTAACAGCAATTACGCGTTTAAAGCTAAGGAATACACAGTTGAAAAAAACGCTAAGACAATTCGTGGAACAACTTACAATCTAAGAGTTAAAGCGATTAGTGACAATAACGGTATAGATATTACTTTAACAAACAGTCATACATATGTCGGTGTCGCTTGCGTAGGTTCAACAGCAGGCAAAGAAGTTACTGTAATGCTTAAGGATAGTGGCGGAAATGTTTTAGATAGTCGCATTGTGACAGGAGATAAAGCAGAATATATTACTTTAGACTGTAGTGACGTTGCGTCTTTAAAGACAGTTACCCTTTGTAGTACAAGCAACGTAGGTGGAACATTGCACGTTTATGCGATAGAACAGTTGACAATGGGTAAGCCAGCACAGCTTATGTTAGAAGCCGTTGAAACAGTATTTATGCAAGAAGATGCACCTGAGAAGGTTGGTTTATTAGGTTGCGAAGTTGACGAAATTTGTTATTATATAAATAACGACTGGAGATACTTAATTGAAATCGGCACTTGTTCGTACTTAAATATTCTTGGTGCCGCAAAATATATAGAAATTTGTGGTGCAAAAAAGGTATTTGGAGCTATTGTTAGAGATAATCACTTATCTGGACATAGCGATGGAATAACATATAGCGATTATTTAAAATATGTATATAATACAGTCAAGGATTACGAGCGTACATTTATTTTTGTAGTACATGCTACAGATGTTAATGGGGTATATGCTTTAAATAACGTAGCAGCTGCATTGGTTGCAAAAACAAGTAGCAAGGCTGTAGGTTCTTATACTTACAAAAATCAGTCGTTAAAGGGTTTAAATGCAGATTTAGATATTACAAAATCAGCATTGACAGACTATCACGCACACGGTTGTAATGCGTATGTGCATAAAACTGGATATGATGTTACAAGTGAAGGTAAGCTCGTAAATGGTGAGTATATCGATATTTTAGATGCGAAAGATTGGATTGTTACACAGATTGAATACCGAACACAGCAAGCATTAATTACAAATGATAAGGTCCCATACACAAATACAGGAATTGATTATCTTGCTAGTATTTGCGTAGACGTTTTAAATGAAGCTTATAACAATGGCATGATTAACACTACTGATGACGGTTTACCTGATTACAGTGTAAATTATGCTCCACGTTCTGAAACAAAAGCAAGTGATAGAGAGCAGCGTCGTTATGTTGAAGGTAAGTTTAGTTTTAGTTTGGCAGGTGCTATTCACGAAGTAGAAGTGAACGGCACTATTTTAATTTAACAAGGAGGTGTGAATATGGCTTTAACACAGTATAATGCAAAAGATTGTACGATTGTTGTAAATAATGTGTTTATTACGGGCTTAGGTGAAGATATGGTAACAGGCGAAAAAGACGAGGAAATGTTTACAACGTCTGTAGGTGCACAGGGCGATATTGTAATGAACGAAACCAACAACAGTTTAGGTACAGTAACTTTAACAATTCAGGGTACAAGCCCACAAAAGGGTATGTTATTGGACCTTGCAAAAGCAGGCACTATATTCCCTATTTGGGTAACAAATAGTAGTATTGGTGAGCGTTTCGGGGGTTCAAAGGCGCGTATTAAGAATTATCCGTCTTTGGCACAGGGTGCAGAGCTTGACGACAGAGAAATCGAAATTCAGGTTTTCGATTATGATGTACAGAATATTGCTTAATTTTTATAAGGGGCGTTAAATACGTCCCTTTTTATTTTACACATTATATTAATTAAAAAGGAGAATGAAAAAATGGCATTTAACAAATTTTATACTAGAACAAAAAAGATTAACGGTAAGGAATATACAGCACAGTTCAACGGTCTTTCAGCTGCTTTAGACGCAATCGACGACAGTTATATTGATGGCGGTTCTAATATTTCGAGTGGCAAACTTACTAAGTATGTACTGGAAAATGTTATTGTGCAGCCTAGTGGACTTACAGCTGATGATTTTGACAGTATGACAGAGCTTAACGAAGTTGTAAAATTCGGTCGCGATGTTATGCAAGGTAAGTTAAAAGACAGACCCAACGAAAACGAAAGCTCAACTAAGTAAAGAAGTTGACCAAAATTGGGCGTATTGGCGATTGGTACTTAGTGAATGTGGGTTCGATTATAATACAGTATTTCATCAGATGACGCCTGAGGAAGTTATTCGTGCTAACATAGCTTTAGATAAGCAAGCAAAAGCTATAAACAAGGGAGTTAAAAAAGGTAAGTAAGGGGGTGAGGGTATGGCAGTAATAGAAGAAGACGTAGTAAAAGTAAGTTGGGATGTAGATGATGACCTATTTTCGGAGATAATAAGAGGTCTAAAAGAGTTTAGGAATGACGTAGGTGGTGCTGTAGATGATGCAGAAGATGGACTAGACGAATTTAGACAAACAACACAAGATGCAGCTGACGGCTTAGACGATATAGGCGATAGTGCTAACAGCACAACGAGAGATGTAACAAGATTAACAGATGGTCTAAACGATGTAAGTCGCGCTCACATTACAGATGTTACAGGCGACTTAGACGGAGGCATACAGGAAACAGCTCAGGAAACTAAAGGATTGTTTAAGAAATTAAGACAATTGGCGTCTATTAAAATGAATGGCTTAAATACGTCTTTTAGTGCTATTAGTAATAACGTAGCAAGATTTCGAACAAATGTTTCGACAGGATTTACAACGGCTAAAAAGCAAGTTGTAGGTTTCTTTGCTGCTTTTCGTGACGGCAAAAGCGATATAGAAAGTGTAGGAAGTTCGTTTGATACAATAAAAAGCAAGATTAAAGAAGGTTTAGCAGTCGCAGGAATTACAGTTGGTATAGGTGCTATTGCAAAAGGGATAAACAGTACAACGAGTGCAGTAAATACTTTTGCCGCTAAAACCGGCTTAGCAGCGGGCCAGACATCAATGTATGCCGATATGATTAAAAATCTTTATAAAGACAATATGGGCGAGAGTATGGATGATGTGGCCAATTCACTTGCAACAGTTGAACAGAATATGCACAATATGGCCGGTTTATCACTAGATGATTTAGAGGGTGTAACGCATAGTGCATTATTGTTGAGAGATACTTTTGATTTTGATGTAAACGAAAGTACACGTTCGGCAGCTATGCTGATGAATCAGTTCGGAGTAACAGGTGACGAGGCATTTAATTTGATTGCACAAGGTGCACAGCAAGGCTTAGATAAAAACGGTGATTTATTAGATTCAATTAATGAATATTCTGTGCACTTCAAACAGCTCGGATTTAGTGCTGAGGATATGTTCAACATACTTTTGAATGGCGCACAGAGTGGTACATTTAGTGTGGATAAACTGGGCGATGCTATGAAAGAGTTTGGCATCCGAGCTATTGATGGCTCAGATACTACGAAGCAGGGCTTTGAAGCTATTGGTCTAAATGCAGACGAAATGGCCAAGAAGTTTAAGCAAGGTGGAGAAGTTGGAAAAGAAGCTTTTAATCAGGTAGTACAAGGCTTGCAGAATATGAAAGACCCTATTGCACAAAATACGGCAGGCGTAAATCTTTTTGGTACTATGTGGGAAGATTTGGGTGTTGAAGGTGTTTTGGCTCTAGGCAATGTAAATAATGAGATAGATATAACTGATGATTCACTACAAAGAATTAACGATATAAAATACGATGATGCGGGTAGTGCATTAGCGAGTTTAGGACGTACAATTAACGTAGAACTTGGCGATGCTGTAGGTGGTGCTGTAAATAAGGCTAAAATATACATAGAAGAATTTACAGCAGGCTTGCAAGGCAAAGGTAACGGTTCATTCTTTAGTGGTTTAGGCGAAGATGTTCTGAAACTTGGCGACGCTTTTGATTGGTGTACAACACACGCTAACATACTTGTACCTGTTATCGGTACTCTTATTGGTGCATTTGTAACGTTTAAAGGCATTATGCTTGCTATAAACATAGTATCTGGAATATATAACGGCTTATTAGCTTTTAGTGCGGCGCGTAGTGCTTTTAAGGCAGGTGCAACTTTAGCTGAAGCGGCAGCAACTACAACAGCGACAGGTGCACAAGTAGGGTTGAATGCTGCATTACTTGCTTGTCCAACGACTTGGATAATAATATGTATTGTTGCTTTAATTGCAGTAATAGCTGTACTGGTTAAAAACTGGGATAAAGTAAAAGAGATTGCAACAAATGTTTGGAACACAATTAAAGAAAAGTGGGGACAGCTAAAAGAGTGGTTCAGCACTAATGTTGTGGAACCAATCAAGAATGTTTTTTCAACGATGTGGGACGGCATAAAAGGTGCATTTAGCGATGGCGTAAACTGGGTAGAAGGAGTCTTCAGTAGTGTTGCAAATGGCGTAAAGAATACGTTTACTGGGATTGTGGACAGCATAAAAGGCGTATTAAGTGGAGTTTCAAACTGGGTAAAGTCAAATTTTAGAACAGTTATATTGTTTATACTCAATCCGTTTGCAGGTCTGTTTAGTTATTTATACGACCACTGCGAAGGCTTTAAAAATACGGTAGACAGTGTACTTACGGCAGTAAAGGGCTTTTTTATTAATACGTTTACAAGTATTGCTAACTTTTTTATCTCAATTTGGAATGTTTTAAAAGCACCAATTATAGCAATATGGAATTTTATAACAACATTTGTTAGTGTTATTGCAACTATTATATATACTATAGTACTAGGAATTGTAATAAACATAATACGTTTTGATAAAATGGTATTAGATGCAATTATATCTGTAGCAACAACTATATGGAGCTTCATTGTCGGTATAGCAACAGCTATATGGACTGCTATTGTTTCTGCTGCTACAGGTATATGGAATGGTATTGTTTCTGCCTTCACAGGTATATACAATACGGTTTATACGGTAGTTAATAATATTTGTTGGAATGTTATAGTACCAATCTTTAATAGTATTCGTAATTTTGCCATATCTATTTTTGTAGCGGTATATACTAAAATAGTTGAAGTTTGGAATATTATTAAAAATTATATTACGCAAGTAGCAAGCGCTATTTGGAGTGTAATTAGTTACAAGTTTCAGCTTATTTGGATTACTGTTACAACAGCAATGAATAACATAAAAAATACATTGTCTAATGCTTGGAATAGTGTAAAAACAACTGTTTCAAGTGCATGGAATTCGGTAAAAAGTACAGTAAGCGGAGTTTTAAGTGGAATTGTAGGTTCAATTAAAAATAAATTTAACGAGGGCTTAAACTTCTTAAAAAATTTAAAAAATCGCTTATTACAGATTGGTAAAGATATTATGCAAGGACTGTTAGATGGTATAACAAGTAAAATTAATGCAATAACAGATAAAATCCGAAATTTGGGCAATAGCATAACAGGCGGGTTGAAAAATATGTTTAAAATCGGTTCGCCATCCCGCGTAATGCGTAAGCTCGGTGGTTGGGTTACAGAAGGTTTTAACCTCGGTTTAGGTGATGAACTAGGTGAAACACAAAAGATAGCAAGCGGAATGAACACGATTGTTACAGAACCGATAGACGATAGAGATAATAAAAAGCCAAAGGCACAACCGTCATCTGACGGAACAAGTAGCTGGACTCCTGATAATAGCTATCCAACTAATAATTACTCACGTAACGAAAATAATACTTATGCACCGCAATTTAACTTAACCGTAAATGGCTCTAATATGAGTAATAGAGAGCTTGAAAGACAAGTTAGAACGTGGATACGAGAAGAAACACAAAATGCGTATAGCAGTATAAGCAGACGTAAACCAAGAATGACGGAGGTATAAAAATGGCGAGCTTAAACGGAATATATATATTTGTTAAAGATGAACAACTTAAACGAAGTGTAGACGTAACAAGTCATGCCGTAGAAAGCGGAATAGAGCTTACGGACCACGTCAAAGCACAAGCACGTACATTGTCTATAAGTGGTGAAATTGTAGGGACATCTAGTGCAGCTAATCAGCAGAAAATTAAAGATATGATGAATAACGGTACACTAATAAATTATAGTGGCCGTAACATTATGAAAAATGCGCAGATAACAAGTTTTAATACAAGCCATCCCAATACTATTTGGGGTGGCTGTAGTTTTGATTTGGAACTCAAAGAAGTTCGTATAGCCAAGAGTAGCTATACTCCTGCAACTAAAGAGGCAGCAAAAGAACAAACGAAAACAGCTACAAAACAGCAAAGTGGCACTCAGCAGGTTCAGAAAACTGCAACAGGAACACTTACACCTGTTTATCACACTGTTAAAGCAGGAGATAGCGTTTATAATTTAGTTGCAGCGGCTAATGCACCATACAAAAGTTATGGTAGTACGGTAAAAATGATTATAGACAATAACCCTGATTGTTTTAGTAAAAAAGGGGATGCAACAACGCTTAAAGTTGGGTCAAAATTGCTGATTGGATATGACTATGATGAAACAAAAGAAAATACCGAAGACGGCAAAAAAGAAACTGAAAAAAGTGGAAACACAGTAACTGCACAAGATAATACAAAAACTAGCCAACACACAACAAAGATTTAAGGGGGAGTTGAATGAAAGATAGAATACTTATAAACAAAGATTTAATTCCCTATACGTTTGAAATATTGTTAGGAGATATTTGGTATGAGATTGAAGTTAATTATAATGAAACAGCAGATTTATTTACTTTAGCTTTATACAAAGATGGAAAAACAATAAGTGCCGGTGAACCAATTATATACGGTAAGCCACTTTTTAGCGATATTTATAGTACAGATTTTCCTCCACTTGTAATTGTGGCCGTAGATGAGTCAGGTAATGATAATTGTGTGACGTGGGAAAATTTTAATGAAACAGTTTACTTATGTGTATACAATGACGGTGACGATTTAGTACACTTTTGCGACGATAAATACCGTGGTAGTGAATATATCCCTCAGGCAAGTCTTACAACGCGTCCAGTTACAATAGAAGCTGTAACAACAGAACAGCGTACAGAAATGGAAGCAGCTATTATAGCAGTAGGTGGTATGGTTACAAAAAGTAAAGATGTTGCAACATTCTCTGAACTTTTGACAGGCATTAAAAACATACCAACAGAAGGAGATTAAAAAATGTCAGATACTAAAAATATATCTCAAAGCATTATACAACAGTCTAACAATGTAGATAAAAATGTATCACGTTTAGCTAAAGCGATTGAAATGGCTGTGACTGATGAAGGAAAAACCCCTAACGGATTATTTAAGCATGTTGTAAAAATAGCTATTGGAGATAGCATAAAGCTAGACGGCGAAACTTTAGATTTTGAATTTAGCGTGCCATTTGATTGCGATGTAGAGCCCAATGAAGCCGAAGTAATTATATACAATTTATCTAAAACAACAATAGCACAAATTAAGCGTAATTCTAAAATTACGCTTGAAGCAGGTTATAAAAATGATACAGGTATTATATTCACTGGGTATATAAGCAAAGTAAGTACAAAAAAAGATGGTGTAGATAAAAAAACAACTATATACGCATTAGACGACCAAAGTCTTACAGATAGGGAATTACAAGAGAAAAGTTATGCTGCTAATGTTAAAAGCTCTTATATTCTTAAAGATATATTAGCAACAACTAAGCTGCCGTTTGCGATTTTTAGTCCTGCTGCAGATTATGTTAATAAAGATGCTGTAAAGGTAGATGGTTCAGTAATAGAAGCTGTTAAGAAGTATGCGGAAGATTGCCAAAGTGCAGCATATGTGCAAAAAGGAAAATTGTATGTATTAGATATACGCAAGGCATCTAAGGATATAAATTTTACTATTTGCGTTGAAACAGGAATGATAAGTAGTCCTGAAGAATTTACTGAAGAAGCTAATACATCGGATAAAGATAAAAAAGCTCAAACAATTAAAGGCTATAAAGTAGAAATGCTGTTACAGCATCGTATACAAAGTGGTGTTAAAGTAAGAATAGAAAGTACAGACGTAAGTGGAGTATACAGTGTTAGAAGCGGAGAGCATAAATATACAGGCACAGAACTTACAACGTCAATAGAGTGTATAGCATAAAAGGAGGAAACAGTATGGCTACAGACTTAAATGCTTTAGATGATTTTGTAGAAGAAAAGCTATTGCATTTACATACAGCGTTTTTAGGTAAAGTTATAAGTGCAAATACAAATAGTGGTACATTTGATGTGCAGCCACTTACGTTGACTAAACAATACGGTAAAGATGCGAAGAAACAGGCAATTATAAGTGGTATTCTTTGCTTAGACGATGTGTACGACAAGGTATCGTCAGGTAGCACAGTATTATGTATCGTTTGTGAACGCGATATAACAGAAGCTAAAAACGGTAACAGTGCATTGCCTGCAAACGGTCATCACCTGATGAAAGACAGCGTTATTATTGGAACTATAGGAGGGGGAGACCCATTTGGTGACAGTGCTTTAATTGGTGAAAATAATGCAGAAATAAGTGGTAGTAGCGGTACAATGGGTGCTAAGGCTAAAAAAGCTATTGAATGGGCTATGGCGCAGGTTGGTAAACGCGGATTTAACAGTACAAGAAATGGGTATTGTATTTCAACAAATTGGTGTGCCCGCTTTGTATCGACTGCATACGCAAATGGTGGCAGTGGGTATCAAGGTGGAAATGCAATTGATTTTCCACACAGCAACAAGATAGCAAAGAAAAATGGGAAAATTGATTGCAGTAACATTCCCGCGGGTGCTTGTATTGTGTCTAAAGGCTATCCTGTAGGAGGTAAATATTATGGACATGTTGCAATATATGCAGGTAAAGGTTATGTGGTAGAAGCAGGTGGTGCGGTGATACGTTACACTCCTATAGGGCAATCAATAGGCGCACGTTGTGGTTTCCTAGGTTGGGGTGTACCATCAGGAGGTTTATAGTATGGATAGGAGTGGTTACTATTAAGGGTTTTAAACTAAACAAAGATGGTGATGTCGTAATAAATAATGGATTGGTTGCTATAGTAGACGGTAATAAGTTGCTAAGGCAGACGGTTGAAACAGTTTTAGGAACAAATAACGGCGAGTGGAGATTAAACCCTGATGAGGGAATTAACTTTGACTATATAATTACTAAAAATCCCGATTTTGATGTTATTCGCTCTGAAATTATAGGTGGGCTATTGCAAGTTGATAGCTCTTTTGTTTTGGATGATTACAGCTATAATTTTGACAAAAACAAAAGAACTTTGAACATTACATTTAAAGCAACATCGAGAACTGGAACAATAAGTGGTGATTATAGTTATATATAAGGTGGTGTAATGATGGCAGTATTAAGCAATATAGGTTTTAAACGCCCAACATATGCAGAAATATTAGATGCTCAAATAGCAAGAGCAAAAACATTGTTTGGTGATGACATAGAAACAAGTGAACTGACTATACTAGGCAAGTATATTCGTTTAAATGTGTACGATATAGCAAAACTTTATGAAGAATTGGAAAATGTATACTACGCACGTTTTCCGATGACAGCAACAGGTGAAAGTCTTGACCGTTTATGTGTGTTCGCAGGAATTACCAGAAACCCTGCGACAGCATCGCAGCATATTTTAAAGATAACAGGCGAAGCAGGTGCGACAATAGATGCAGGGGACTTAATTGTTGGTACAGACGATAACATTACATTTTATTTAGCAAATGATTTAATGTTAGAATCAAAGACAGACGATGACGGTGTAGAGTATGGTGAAGGCGATGGGTTGTTTATTTGTACAGAAGCAGGAACTATCGGTAATGTTGGCATTGGAACTATAAATAAAATTATGCAACCTAATCTATATGTTAAAGAGATAGAACATATAAGCATAAAAGAGTTGGGAACAGAGATAGAAACAGACGTAGCATTACGCGCACGTTTTGTCTTAACCGTTGGTGGTATTGGTAGTGGAACGATAGATAGTCTTTATAGCGCTTTATGGCGTGTGGCAGGTGTAACAGGTGTATACATTGTCGAAAACGATACAGATGCAACAGTAAGCAACAGACCAGCAAAATCTGTTGAATGTTACATACTGGGTGGTACGGATAACGATATAGCGAATGCGATATTTAGCAAAATGCCTGTTGGAATTGCAACAGTAAGTACGGCTGATAGTACATATAAAAGAGTTGTAGAAGTTACAGATACAGGTGGTACAGTACATAATATCAACTTTTCAAGAACAAAAGAAAAAATGATATATATAAAAATTAGTGTTGCTATAAATACACATTTTGAAGAATCAGGCGTAGATGATATAAAAAATAGTATTATTACACACTTAGCAAACTTAACGAACGGTGATGACGTTATATACAGTAGTCTTTACAGTGATGTACACAGCGTTGCAGGCGTTGTATCTAGTGTTATAACGTTATCAGAAGATGGTAAATCATACAGCGCTGCTGATATTGTTTGTAAAGGTAGTGAAGTAGCAAGAACAAACGTTAATTGTATTGATATTGAGGTGGCTAATTATGCTGACCGTTAACAAAAAAACTCTTAAATTACCTGACGCTTTCAATAAAGAGCCTAACAGTAATAATAATAAAATTTTATCGTTGGATGATGCGTTACAGACAGATGTACACAATGATATAGTAGCTATTTATAACAGCTTAGATATATACAAAGCAATTGGTAAAACACTAGATTATTATGGGGAAATGGTTGGGCAGCAACGAGGAAGTTTAACAGATGACCAGTATAGAATTATGATACTTGTTAAGATAGCTCGTAATGCCGCTAGTACTGACTATAATTCTATAATTAATATTTTATCTATGATATTGGAATGTAAAACAAGCGATATAAGTCTTGTTAATACTAATAAGCCGGCTACAGTTAAAATACAGCGTATTCCGCTTAATGTGCTTATATCCGTAGGGTTTACAGCTATGCAAACAGCAGAAATGCTTAATTTGTTGTTACCTGTGACAGTTACTTTAGAAGGTGCAGCATTTGAGGGTACTTTTGAGTTTGGCGCAAGTAATAATGAATACGACGAAAACAAAGGTTTTGGTGATGTAGAACAGACAATAGGTGGCTACTTAGGTTTGTTAATAGAAGATGGTAACGCTGTTTTACCAAAATAATGAGGAGGATAAAAATGGCAACAAAATTTAATCACAGTCCATTAAGTTGGGCGGCGCAGGGTATAAAACCACCTGCAGAACTTGCAAGTGCTGGGTGGGAAAGTGGATATAAACCACCTGCAGAGTATTTTAATTATAAGTGGAATAATGATTATAACTGTATAAATGAATTGCAAAATGTTTTAAAAACACACGCAGACAACCAAAGCAACCCACACGGCATCACAAAAGCACAAGTGGGGCTTGGCAATGTAGATAATACAGCAGACAAGGATAAGCCGGCATCGACAGCAGTACAAGCAGCGTTAAACGGAAAAGCAAGCACAAATCATACTCATGCTTTAGATAGTACATCTGTTACAGGTCCTTTACCTCTTAGCAAACTGTCAAAAGGCACAGACGGTTATATTTTGACAGGCAAAGGTACAAGCAATGATCCTGTTTGGGCGGCTCCTGCTATTAAAAGTTTAGCGGGTAAAAGTGTAAGCACATCAAAAGATACAACCGTAACAGCAGGAACAGGGGCTACCATAGTAAATGATTTTAGAACGCGCTCATATAGCACATTAGGAAACCCCAATTCAGGAAATATAGCAAGTGGTAATTTTTCATTTGCGGCAGGTTTAGCTTCGACTGCGAGTGGCGATTGTTCATTTACAGCCGGGGTAAATTCAACTGCGAGTGGTTATTATTCATTTGCAGTTGGAAATAACGCAAAGGCAGAAAGAAGAAGTAGTATTGCTTTAGGAGAATATACAACTGCAAGCGGTAATTATTCATTTGCAGCAGGGAGCGGTGTAAAAGCAGAAGGTGAGTGCAGCGCTGCATTAGGAATGTATACTATTACGAAAGGTTATCAATTTGCTATTGGAAAATGTAACGTAGAAAGTGACGGACCAACTGCTATAGGTGATAGTACAGGCGATGTATTTATTGTTGGAATAGGAACTGGAATTAACGCAAGAAGTAACGCACTTAGAGTATCGTATGATGGCAACTGTTATGGTAAAAATTCTTTCAAAGCTAGTGGTGCAGATTTCGCCGAATATTTTGAATGGGCGGATGGTAACGGAAATAATGAGGATAGACGAGGTTTATTCGTTGCGCTAGACGGCGAAAAAATAAGGGTTGCTACTTCCAACGACGATGTAATAGGCGTTGTTAGTGCGACTCCTACTATTACTGGTGACACTCAAAGCGAGGTTTGGAAAAATATGTATAAGTGTGATGTTTTTGGTCAGCAATTAACCGAAACGATAGAAGTTGCAGAAACTACAGATGAAAATGGTAATATTGTTCCTGCACATACAGAAGTACATTTTATTCTCAATCCTGACTATGACAGTAAGCAAAAATATGTAAGTCGTGACCTTAGAGCAGAGTGGTCGGCTGTTGGTCTAGTCGGTAAACTTGTTGCTGTCGATGATGGAACTTGTGAAGTGAACGGCTATTGTATTGCTAACAATGAAGGTAAAGCAACAAAGAGTAACAATGGATACAGAGTATTAGCAAGACTTGATAATAATCATATTAAAATTTTAGTAAAATAAAAAGGAGTGATTAAAATGGAAAAAATTTTTAACATTACATCAGTTGTTGTGGGAGTAGGCGGTGGCTTACTCTCTTTTATTTTTGGTGGTTTAGATGTGCTTATCTATGCACTTTTGGGATTAACAATTATTGATTTTATAACTGGAATTATAAAGGCTGTCTACACAAAAACTCTTTCAAGTGAAATATGCTTCAAAGGGCTTTTGAAGAAAATTACAATTTATTTAGTAGTCGCAACTGCTGTTATTGTAAACAATGTAATAGGTGGAAATATTCCACTACGAGAAGTTGTAATTACATTTTTTATATGTAATGAGGGACTAAGTTTATTGGAAAATGTAGCAGTTATGACACCAGTACCGGAGCAGTTAAAAAATGTGCTGTTACAGCTTAGAGATAAAAACGGGGGCGATGATAATGATAGCAATAAGTAAATATCCTGCATTGCGTTGTAATTACGGCAATGCTAGAGCATTAAATACAATAAAGTACATAGCAATTCACTATACAGCAAATGATGGCGATACAGCCCTAAGCAATGCTAAATACTTTGCGAGGAGAAATCGAGGAGCTTCTGCACATTACTTTGTAGATAGCAATAACATTGTACAATCCGTTGAAGATAATTATGTTGCGTGGTCTGTAGGGGGTAGTAAATATAGTGACTGCTCCAAAACTGGTGGTGGCAAGTTTTATGGGGTATGCAACAACAGTAACAGCATAAACATTGAACTTTGCGATGACATTAAGAATGGTAATATATATCCAACCGAGGCTACAATAAATAATGTAGTGGATTTAGTGCGTACACTAATGAAAAAATACAATATTGGTATCGATAATGTAATAAGGCATTTCGATGTAAACGGTAAAAGATGCCCAGCTTACTGGTCTGGAGATAATCAGAAAAATGCAAAGTGGCAGGAGTTTAAGAGTAGATTGGAGGAAAAAGTAATGAAACAAAATATTAAAATCAACGGAAAAATTAAGACCGTTGATGCAATCAACAAAGACGGTTATACTTACATTAAGATTAGGGGCTTGTCTGATATTCTGAATATCAGTTACGACAAGGAAACTAAGTTGATTAGTGTAAGTACTAAGTAAAATGGTATTTTTTATTAAAACTCAATCATTTATATATACATTAAGTATTGTACTGTTTATAGTACATATCATTTTTATATAATAAAATAAAATAAAATAAATAATATAAAAAGACCTATTTTGTAGACATATAAAAGAAAAAATGGTAATATGAAAGAAAGATTAATTTATTTTATATGTAATACAGGAGGGGTAATGCATTGAAAATACCAGAATACTTAGATAGAGATAATTATTTACAAAATCCTATTATTAGAAGATTTTTTAAAGATAAAAATATCAAGTTTGCCGATAATAGAAGTGCGTATATTAAAAACTTAGAGGAATACTCAGATGCAAGCGCAGAAAATGAAAATGAAGTTAAAAAATGGTTATTAAAAATTGTTAAAGAAGGAAGTAAAGAAATTTGCTATCGAAAAATTTCAGGCGTTGATAAGAATCACAGAAATCCTGTATGGGTTGATGAAAAAATAAAAAGTAAATATCCTGATTGTCCCATGCAAAATATTTTAGAATATAAAAACACAAAAGAGAGAAAACTTATAGAATATAGTATTATAAAAGATACTAGTGGAAATGTCACTAGAATAAATTTTACATTTTCAAAATTAATGTTATATGGAAAAGTAGGAAACTTTGGCGAAGAGACTGTATTTCCGGTTTTTATTGAATTATATCTAAATCATGGAATGATTATTAGTAGAGCAAAGGCAAAATCAACAATTTACAATTATAGTAGAGATGATGAATTTCTAATTTCTGAAGAAAGAATTCAAACGATGGATTATGCAGTTTCTGTTATCGATGAAGTGATTGGTGTTTTGGGACTTAACGCAGAGAAAGATAAAAAAATAGTTGAAAATAGAAATTCTAAAATGCTATATGAACTATATCAAAAGTATTCATTTACACCAAAAGATGTTGATAAAAAAGTAGAAAATATGGTAAAATACAATAGAGACTATGTAGATGAAGTATTCAAAAGATTAAACTTAGATATAAAAAATAAGCCAAGAGCTTTAATGGATATAAAAATTTTTGTTGAAAAATATATTTCTATTAACGGTGACAATGAAGATTTATTTAAAGACAGAGAAGCTTATTTAATTAAGGTAGCTACCGATGATGAAATAGAACTTACAAAGATAGATACTGCTTCATACCATGCTGTTCCGTTACAATGTACAGAGGCTTTTTTTGATAGCAAAAAATCAATAGTCAAGAGTAAAAAATGTAATAAATTAAACCTTATTTTTAGGAGAACTAATGATTTATATTTGAAAAATACTCCTTTAATAATCCAATTTGGAACCAATAAAGGGTATGGATATTTCAAGACAATGCAATATGCTGAGGAGGCGGATATTCAAAATGTTTTACAAACAATTTTCAGATATTACTAATGTGCTTAATCCAGAATTTGTAGAAAATTTTGATTATTGGCTTACCACATTACCAAGTAATAATCAAAAAAATATTACAATATCTGCAGTTTCTACCAGATTTCAAGTGAGTTATTCACAAGCTAAAACAATATTAAAATTCGCTGAAAAACAAGAAGTTCTTGAGAGTTATTATTTAGCGAAATGTCCTAAGTGTGGTTTTACTGTAAATGTAATCAAAAAAGAAGATTTGAAAGAAATGTTAATTGAGAAACAATACTGTGGCAATTGTGAAGAAATTGTACCAATTTCACTAGACGACATATATATAGCATACAAAGTGATAAAAAAGCCTGATGCATCTGAGGAAGACATTGCAAAAGCAATCGAAGAAAAATTAAATCAAAGCTTAGGAGCAGATGTAAATTTTACAAAGGCTGATTCGCTTGCTGACAATTTAGAAAATTTATATAAAATTTTTTATAATCCAAGCGAATCAGCCTACCAATGCTTTTGTAAAATGAAAGAAAAATTAGACTTGGATTATAAGAAAAATACAACCGCAAAAGGGAATGCATTAGAAAAACTAATTTTAGAAATTTTCAAATGTATAAAGGGAGTAAAAGGAACAACTAAAATAAAGACTGGTACAAATCAGCTTGATTGTACAATGCTGTGTAATTATGAGACAGGTTTTCCCTCAGTATTCAACTATCTTTCGCCTTATTTTATTATTGAATGTAAAAATGAGAAAAAGAAGCCAGACAATACATACTGCGAAAAATTATTTGGAATAATTGACAGAACTGATGCAAAATTAGGAATTATATTTGGACGTAAAGATGCGACATCTACTTGTTTTCAAATTGCTAGAGAACATTATCTAACAAGATCTCTTTCTTCAAAAGGAAAGATAGTTATAACTTTTTCAGATAAGGATTTAAACTATTTGATTAATGAAAAAATTAATTTACTTGAATATATTAATTTTAAAATTTTTCAAATAACCGCTAATTCTCCAAATTCAAAATTCAATATGTTTGAAAAAGGAGATGTTAATAAAGTTAATTAGTGTGCGTGTAAAGTAGATATACATTAAGGTTGGGGTGTGGCTTTGGCTGCACCCCTGTTTTTTATAAAAAAATAAAAAAAGAAAAATAATGATATGAAAAAAATTAAAAGTGTTCATATAAAATGGAATATTAAATATTTGAAATTTAAAGAAATAATTTTAGATTTCTTAAAAAAAGAAGATGACATTGTTGAAGATTACAAAAGAAATAATTCTAAGTATTATACATGGAAGAGAAGGTATATGTAGAGTAAGTAGATATAGTAATTATAAAGTTTAATTTTTGAGTGTGTATTAAATATAATGTTGTTAATACTAATACTTTATAACAAAAGCCATAGGAAGCGTATACCTATGGCTTTTGTTATAAAAACCTAATTTTCCACCTCTTTCCCACCAAATTAAAAAAATCGGTTAAATATAAATAAATTTATTAAAATACAGTAAACTAAATCCATTCTAAAGAAAAGCTGTAAATAAAAGGATTACAGGATATATATAGATGTTTTAAAATATTTATCTGTATAATGATATAAATGTAGTGGGCACGTGGAGACGGTGGTATTGATGTCACGCATATATAGTGATTGCGATACCAAATAGCACTATATATAGTATATTTACAGAAATAATTTAAACATATAGCCTAACTATCATCAATATTTATGGTATTATAAAAATAGGCTAAACTAAGTGAGAAGGTGAGCTTATGGCTTCTAAAATCTATTATATTCCTGCAACAAATGACCGTTTAGAAAAGAATGTTGCTATTTATTGTAGGGTTAGCACAAATGAAAAGGAACAGCTGTATAGTCTTTCATCACAAATTTCTGCTTTAACAAGAGCAGTCGCAAATGTCAATCAATGGAGATTAGCAGATATATTTATAGATATAGGCTCTGCAAAAAGAAATGCTCCACGCCGTGAATTTGAACGATTATTAAAAGAATGTGAGGCTCATAATATTTCTGTTGTGCTGACAAAAAGTATAAGCCGTTTTGGCAGAGATACCGTTGATACCCTATCCGCAATTAATAGATTAAAGAAAGCTGGAGTTAGGTTAATATTTGAAGATGAAGATTTAGATACCGACAAAATTGATAGTAACCTTATGATTTCGGTAATGGAATCCTTTGCTCAGGCTGAGACCGAAAGCCGAAGCGATAATATCCGAATGGGTCTTGCAATGAGGGCTGCCACTGGAACATCAGGATTGTATAAACGAAAACTCTATGGATATACAAAAAATAAAGACGGTGAGCTTGTTATTGATGAGGAGCAGGCAAAGATTGTACGAGATATTTTCCGTTGGTATCTTGATGGAGCAAGTGTTCTTGGTGTCATTAAAAAACTTTCTGATGCAGGCATTCCTTCTCCTACTGGTAAGGAAAAGTGGAATAAACGCATGATAGAAACAATGCTTAAAAACCAAAAATACACTGGTACCGTTACACTTTTGGATTCAGCAACACAAGAATATCAATATCAAATGAAAGAATGTATTTCTCCTATAATAACTGAAAGTGAATTTAGGGCAGTACAGGAAGAAAAAGCAAAAAGAAGTAACATCGTGACAGACAATGACGGTACACATCGTAGTAGTAAGAAGTACAGTTCTAAGAAAAAGAATTAAAAAATTTACAGTATAAGGTGGATTGCTATAGTGAATAGTGCAGATTTATTAAATTTAAATGTAAAACATAAGGTTTTTGGAATAGGCGTAATAACGGAGGCTTCAGGCAATCACCTGACCATCAAGTTTGCGACAAGGGAATCAAAGTTTGTATACCCAGATGCCTTTGAAAAGTTTATAATAGCTGATGATGCGTCAATACAAGCTGAGATTATGGAAGAAATCAATAATATAAAACTTGCAGCTGAGGCACAGCGTCAAGCGGCGGAGGCGGCTCGTAAGGCTGAAGAAGAACGTCGCACAGCAGAGATACAAGCTACTCCCACAACAAGAAACAAAAGAAATATTGAGGATGGTTTTGGTCCCGATTATAATGTAAAGTATTTAGCAAAGCAGCCTATTCTCACCTATCAACAGGTAGAAGAACAATTTGGAATTAAGATTGCTGGTTTTGGCCGAGGTATTAACAGAACGCCATCGACGGTAGTGCTTATTTCTTCGGTTGATAAAAAGAAGACTGGTTTTGTATATCATGACCACTGGACCACTGATGGCGATTACATATATTCTGGTGAAGGAAAAACCGGCGACCAGCATCTGACTCTTGGCAACAAGGCAATTTTAGATGCAAAGCGTGATGGGAAGCTAATACACCTGTTTGTTAAGTTCTCGCCACAAGAATATTACTATCAAGGTATTTTCTCTTTAGTAGATTATACATACGAAGATGAGAAAGATGAATCTGGGAATGTTCGCAAAGAGTATAAGTTCAGATTGAGAAAGCTGTCAGTAAAGGAATAGCGTGATGAAAACAATAAAAGTAGTTGCCGCGGTTATATGTGATTCTTTTGAAAATAAAACCAAGATTTTTGCCACTGCCAGAGGATATGGTGAATTCAAGGGACAATGGGAGTTTCCCGGAGGAAAGGTTGAAGCTGGAGAAACACCGCAGCAAGCCTTAATAAGAGAAATTAAAGAGGAGCTTGATGTTAAAATCAAAGTTGGTGAATTGATTGATACCATCGAGTATGATTACCCAGATTTCCATTTAAGTATGGATTGCTTTTGGTGTACTGTGGTAGATGGAGAGATTATTCTTAAAGAAGCGGAAGCGTCAAAATGGCTTAATAAAGATGAATTATATACCGTTGATTGGCTTCCGGCTGATATATCACTGATTGAAAAATTACAAAATAGCCTACTTATGTGAGACAACAGATTTGATGTAAGTATTTATCGCATATACAAAAAAGCCTGTTAAATCAAGGCTTAATAGTGACAAGTAACTATTTTGTCGCAGAGAACGGTGTGACCCGAAGGTCACGCCGTTTTTCTGCGTTCATAGGTTGTTTGTGTGACAATAGGCTCGGAAATAACGGGAATATCCACATCGTCCACAAAGTTGAAAAAAATCTTCACTTTCTGCTTGCGCTTGCCGCTGGACTTGTCCGGGGCATAGACGATGATTTTCTTGATATACTCGTTCACGATGGTCTGTGTCAGCTCCTCCACATCCACATATTTCTGTGTCAGGGCGATAAAGGCATCCAGACCGTCGTTCATTTCTTCCCGCTGTTCCACCCATTCTTCGATAACTTCAATTTCGAGCTTTAACCGTTCCTGCTCCGCTTCATAGTCCGCAGACATCTTTCTGTATCTGTCCTGATTGAGATTTCCAAGAACATAGTCCTCGTACAGCCGGGCGATGATGACATCCAGATCGGCAAGGCGTTTCTTTGCCTGTTCCAGCTTCTTTTTGTCATCCCGGATGCTGCGCTCCTGGTCAGTCCTGCGGCATTGCAGCCATTCCTCCTGAAAACCGTCCACATCGCTTCGGATATACTCATTGACTGCCCGGATGCGTTCCAGAACGATTTCACGAAGCACATCTTCCCGGATATAGTGGGCAGTACAAGTACCACGGTTGCTCTTGTAGTTGTTGCAGACGTAGTGATCCTGCTTGCCCTCAAAGCTTTTGCTTGTGGCAAAGTGGAGCTTGCCGCCGCAATCGGCACAAAACAGAAGCCCGGAGAACAATCCCTGCCGTTCCGCTTTTGCGGGGCGGCGTTTGTTTTTCCTCAGTTCCTGCACCCTGTCAAACTGTGCCTGAGATACAATCGCTTCCTGTGTGTCCGGCAGATAAAACATATTCTCCGGCTCATTGGGAATCCGCTTTTTCAGCTTGTAGGACTTGGAATAAGTCTTGAAGTTGCAGGTACAGCCTGTGTACTCCTGCCGTTCCAAAATCCCTGCAATGGACTGGTTGCCCCAGTGGTACGGTCTTTCCGGCATCGGCTTTTTCTTTCGCTTGGCATAGAGTGCCTTTGCGGTCATAATCTGCTTTTCTTCCAGAATCCTTGCAATCTGCTCCGGGCCTTTGCCGTCAATGCAAAGGTCGAAGATGAGCTTGACTACCGGAGCCGCTTCTTCATCCAGAATCCAGTGATCCTTGTCCTCCGGGTCACAGCGGTATCCGTAGGGCGGTTTGCCCATGTGCTTCCCACTGGTTCCTCTCTGCCGCAAACTGACACGGACTTTCTTGCTGGTATCACGGGGATACCACTCGTTGAACAGATTACGGATTGCGGCGAAGCCCTCGCTGTCTCCCCGGTTGCTGTCTACGCCATCATTTATAGCGATAAAGCGGACATCATAACTCGGAAAGATAATATCCGTATATTGTCCAACAGTCAGATAGTCACGACCAAAGCGGCTGAGGTCTTTGACCAGCCAGCAGCCCACAAGCCCCTGCTTGACAAGCTCAAAGCCTTCCTGCACACCGGGACGATTGAAGTTCGTCCCCGTATAACCGTCATCCACCAGAATTTTCAGGTTTGTATACCCGTGGTCACGGGCATATCGGGTTAAATACTCTCTCTGATTTGCGATACTGTTACTCTCGCCTTCCTGGGCATCCTCGTTGCTCAGACGGCAATAGAGAATGGTAATTTTCTGCTGATCCAACATAATATCCTCCTTCGGTGGTTGGTCAGCCGACAGTACCGTTGTGCATATTGGAATTATATCATGCTTTTGTGTCGCAGTCATTAACAAATCACCCCCTTGTCAGAAAAAATGAGCCGTTTTACCTTGTCGGTAAGTGGCTCATTTCCATCACACTCCGTTTCAATCACATACCATGTGTTTCCGATCTTGCACTCAATGGTTTTGCAGAAAGAGGACTGTGCCGCTTCCCAACGCTTGCGGCATTCTTCCAGAAAATCAATAGGCGGCTCAAAAATCGGATCGAAGCAGGAGCAAATATCAATATAGCCGATGGCATCGTTGATTTCTTCCATCGGGGCATCTTCCATAATCATCTTGTTAATTTCATCTACGGTTTTCTTCATAGGCAAATAGTTCCTTTCTTAAATTTCCATGTCCTGTCCACGATTGCGGGCAGGGTGTTTGTGTTCATACAGTTCCTTTCCCCTGGCGAGGATGGCATTGATAAAAGCCCAGACCTTTTCAGATGCAATCTCAATCGCATCCAGGAAAGGCTGGGCTTTTTGTTTCAGCTCCTCATAGTCTTTGTTCAGTTTTTCAAAACGGTCTTTCCATATCTTTGCGTTTTTATCTGCCTGCTCGAATTTCTGCTTGTATTTCAGCTTCTCAGACTTTTCCGCAAAGCTGCTGACCGCATAATCCTTTAGCGTGCGGCACTCATCCGCCGTCATGGTAACATTTCCCGTAATGGGATTTTTCTTGCCCATCGACTCAATCTCATGTGCAGTCATAGCAACAGACTTAGCAGCCTGAGTTTCCTTTTTCAGAGCTTCCAGTTTCTTTTTCTGCTTCTCCGTGGCAGCTTTGGCATCCGCTAAGCTCTGCTCGGCCTGTGCCACCTGTCCGGTCACAGCTTCCAAACGCTGCTGTTCGGCCTGTACCTTGAACTGTGTCACCGTCAGATGTTCTTCGGTGCTGCCACATTCTCCACGCTCTACATCGGTATAACCAGCGTTTCGCATGAAATTGAAAAAGTCATCCTGCAGCACACTGTAGGACGACTTCAAAATCTTTTTCCCTTTTGCGTTCAACATAGGATTTCCGTTTTCATCAAGAACGGGTTTGGATTCCCACTTCTTACTGCGGCTGACCTGTGTGATCGTTTCCTTTACCGTTCCCCGGAGGGATTCATCCTTGCATCGCTTCGACCACAGGATTTGTTTCTCCACCACCGGGATATAAACCACATGAAGGTGATAGTGGTACACATCCTCACCCAGAGCTTCCGACATTGCCCGGTTGCGCTCGTCGGCATGCATTACAGCGGAGAGGATATACTGCTCACCGCCCACGATCTCCACGGCGGCTTTATAGGCATCGGCATAAAACTGTTTTGCAAACTCATAGCCGCCGTGGTTGTAGAAATAAGCGGAGTTCACATCGAAAACCAACTCGCCATATTTGACGGCATCCGGTTTCAGCCCTCTGGTGGAGATGATCTTGTCCTGCTCCATCTGCTCAAACATTTTTACATAATCGTCAGTGGGAGACTTGAAGTGAACATTCAGCGCAGTACGTTCCGGCACGATGTCCACATTGGAATAACGGTCTTTTTCACGCTCATTGTGTTCCTGTACTTTTGTCACATCATCCGGAGTTTCCAAGTCCTGATTTCTGGCTAAGGTACGATCAATTCCATCATTTCTTGCCATAGATTTTTGTCCTTTCTTTAAGATTTGCAGACAGCGGAGGGCTGAGGAACGGCACTTTTTCAAAGTGTAATAACCCACTATAACACTTTCATCCATTCTGGCTGCAAAGTGCCGTGGGCTCTCCGAGGGCTCTCCCGAGGGGGAATGCGGTCACTGCGGTGACCTCTGCTGACCAAGGCAAAATGTCTGCGCCTTTTACCTTGGTCAGCCCGTCTGCATGAAGCTGTTCTGCGGAACATTTCTTGCAGACGATGGCAGCGAAAACCGTATCTTTCACTGCCTGTCCATGGGCAGCACTGCGGTGCGCCTATGGGGACGGGAGATGCGGAGGGCTGTTGCCGGGGTATCACTTCTCCCGTCTTTTCTGCCATACGATGTCGTAACCAAGCACAGCGGCAAGCTCCAATACTTCCTTGTATCGTATACTTTCCCGCTGTAATTTTGCGGACAGGTTGGAAACGCTGTCGCTCCATCCGTACTCGTCCGAGAGCAGGTCAACAACTTCCTGCATGGTCATCCCGGCACGGATGATCTGTGCCTTTATTTCGTTGCGTATATTCATATTGATAAAATCCTCCATAATTCAGTTCATGTGTCGGTGCAACCTCTGCGCTCCAAGGTGGAGTGGATGCACCGAACAGTGAAAAATCTGCAATCTCCGAAATCCGTTCAGAATTTCGCTTGTGATGTCCTGTCCATATATGACCATATCCCACTTTGCCGTTTTGTGTGGTTTGGTCTGGAACAGTGAAAACACCCATTGTTCCGTGAACAGGGTACACGGTTCAGAGAAGCACGATTTCGTGAAATAGTTTCGTCCTGCGGTCAAAAACTTTGCTGTTTCCATTACCATTGATTTTTAATGCCCGAAAACAGGTCAGCTTTGAAAGCTGCTGTTTCCTATAACGGAAGAAAACAGGGGTAAATGCTGCGTACATACGTACAGAGCATGACTGGCAAAATCAATCCCGCCAGTCCTCCGGTACGTACGTACACGGCGAAACATCGTAAAATCCATTTATATGAGGTCTTGCCACAGCTTCCACGCCCATAAAGCCCCAAACCCGCCGTCCGGCAGAGTTGGTGATATTGTTGCAATGTTCCAGATTAAATTTCTTGGCATTGGCAATCATGGCGTCGCTGAAGCTGCGGGCTTTCAGCGGTGCAAGGGAATTTTCTTCGCACCACATCCGGTAGATTTCATAGAAATCCTTGGAACTGATGGACGCATCCGCTTTACGCTGGATGTATCCCTCGGAATCCATGAAATCAAAGATATTGTTGTTGTCACGCTTGACCGCTTCCCGGTTTTCCCGGATACGCTCACTCTCCGTAAACTTAAAGTTGTTGGCAACAAGCCGCTGTAAGCCTTCAAATGCCCACAGGAAGATACCCTCGGCTTCAGCTTTCATCTTCTCCGCAAGGTCGGGATCGTCAGCTCTGTCCACTGGCTTTTCCTTGGTGGTCAGCACAAGCTGTCTGCGATAAAATCCGTCACTGCGGTCATACAAGGCTTGCAGATCACCGTTGCTGAATGCCAGCAATCGGGCGAACATCCAACCCTGATAACTCTGCTTGCCTTTGCGTTCCAAATCCATCTTGCCCTGTGCGGTGACAATGGATTTTACATAGTTGGTCTGGCGCAGAGCTTCCATCCGCATATCATCATCCACGCACAGGAGAATGTGTTCCAAATCGGCACGGGCGAAGCGGTTTTCAGAAATCTTGCCGATGCTGCCGTCTTTCATATT